AAAAAACTCCCCAGCATCGCAATCCTCCTCTAGATAGAAAAAAGCCCCATTATGGTAACTGTATCCGCTTGGTTCGTAACCCGCAGAATAGACGGCCTCCTTCTTGACTTTCAAATATCCGTGCGATGGTGTGCTTACCCATTCCATTTTATAACGACTCATTTTGCGCCTCCAAAACAATCTTATTGTCAGTTGTAAAAACAAAAATATAACCGTCGCCCTTAAAAGCTCCACCTGCCACCATTTCACCTTTCCAGTGTAAAACTTCATTTAAAGCATGTACCGCCTCAGCGTGACACTCGAAATTGTTGTCCAGTTCGTAAGAGTACGAAATTGTTTTTCTGATTCCGCTCGCAGTAGTCGCAACTATCCGCGCTCCCTTGTTAGTTGTCGGTGGTAAGTATTTTGTCGTGATGGTATTCATTTTTGTGCCTCCTTATTCCATTGCTTTAAATTAATCATTACCCAGCCAAACATGCCAGCCGTAAACACTAAGCCGGCCAGTGCCAGTACCTCATATAAAAACATGTAATTTGTCATTTTGTCGCTCCTTTGTTTGCATGATTGCATGCCAATTTTAGCACGCTGATTACTACCTATGTAGAAGTATTTATAATTTACCTATTAATATGCATTAATTGCCGCCAGCTCAATCATTGAATGATGGCACTGGTTTACTGCGCGGCCTGCGGTCGACATCTAAATAAGTAAAGACAATGCGCACCAGTATGTACATCTCTCCCTATATAGTAATACAAGTAAGGAACTGGCCGTTGTGCTTCTACTGGCCGTTGTGCTTCATGGTTAGGCGTGCGCTTCTATTGCTTCTATTGCTTCTATTTTGTAACGTTCACCACTCTCACCCACTCACTGCAGCCAGTGCCAGCCACGCTACAAAATGCAAACGATCGCGCCAGTCCGTTCAAAATGCAACGCGATTCGCGACCCCTACCCCCAAAAGGCTTACCCTTGACATATACATAAGGTTCAATCCCTACATTTTTCAGGAAATAGACCCTAACCTATGTTATCATGCACTATGACTGACACCATGCCTCTAGTAAGAAACGATATGCAAGCTGAATTTATACGCTTATACACTGGTTCAGAGTATGCTGGTAATGCTACTATGAGTGCAGTACAGGCTGGTTATAGTAAGGATACGGCTAAACAAAAAGGCTATGCTTTGAAGAGGCAGTTTGCTATGAGAATAGCTGAAGAAACCAAGAAACTTATAGGAGATTCTGCGACACTGGGCCTGGCAGGGATAATCAACCTAGCGAAGAACGCTTCAAACCAACAAGTTCAACTAGCAGCATGTAAGGATTTGCTTGATAGAGCAGGCTATACAGCGGTTAATCAGATTAATATTAGTGGTATGGATAATAAGAGTGATGAAGAGTTGAAGATAGAGCTTGATAAGCTGCTTAATGCAAATGTGATTGACGTATCCCCTAATAAGGTCGTTGAGAGCAAATTATGACTTTTGAGAATTCGTTAAAAATCAATGACTTAGTTAGACTTCCCCAGTAGGGAAACACTTTATTTTTTTAGGAGAGAATTATGAATTGTTGGAACTGTAATACAGAGATGATTTGGGGTGGAGATCACGACATGGAAGATTCAGAAAGCTTTGAAATTGTTAGTAATTTCTCTTGTCCTAAGTGCGAAAGTCAGGCTGAGTTTTATACTTCAAAAGACAAAGATTGAACACTAAACACTTAAACGAAGAATGTAAAGTCAAGTTAGAGGCTATCTGGAGTATTGCTCAAAGGATTAAATTAGAATCTAAAGATGGTGCAGATCATAGTTCTATTGCCCTTCTGACAGAACTAATCCAACAAGACACTACTTATCTGGCAAGGGAATTGACCAAATGAATTATGAAAGAGCATTAGAGATAGCTAAAGAGTTAGAGTTTAGAAAGCTTCATAACGCTCTTAAATATTACACACCTTATGCGTATCAAAAAGAGTTTCATGAGGCAGAAGCTGCTCAAAAGTTATTAATGGCTGGAAACAGGATTGGTAAGAGTTATTGTGGAGCTATGGAGATGGCATACCATTTGACAGGCTTATATCCAAAATGGTGGAAAGGTAGAAAATGGGATAGACCTGTGAGAGCTTGGGTAGGTGGAGCATCTAATGAAACTACTAGAGACATTTGCCAAAAAGAGTTATTAGGACAGCCAGATGACTCAAGTGTTAGAGGTACAGGAGCAATCCCATTAGATTGTATTGGAGAGGCTACTAGAAAGCCAGGAGTTCCAAACGCCCACAATGCTGTAATGATTAAACATATTAGTGGTGGATACTCACGATTAGGTTTTAAAGCTTATGAAATGGGGAAAGAGAAGTGGATGGGAGAAACTCTTGATGTTATTTGGCTAGATGAAGAGCCACCACCTGATATTTATTCTCAAGCAGTTACGCGTACAGCAGATAGAGGTGGAATGGTTTATATGACATTTACACCAGAGAATGGAATGACCCAAACTGTAGCTCAATTTATGAACGACCTAAGAAACGGTCAGTTTATGATGCAAGCAGGGTGGGATGATGCTCCCCACATGACTACTAAAGTTAAAGAGCAGATATTGTCTGCCTTACCTCCCCATGAAAGAAAGATGCGTGAAATGGGAATCCCTTCATTAGGCTCTGGTTTGGTATTTCCAGTTCCAGAAGATATTATTAAATGCGAGCCATTTGAGATTCCTGCACACTGGCCTAGAATATGTGGAATGGATTATGGTTGGGATCACCCTACTACAGCAGCATGGATAGCATGGGATAGAGATTCAGATGTAGCTTATGTGTATGACACTTATTCACAACGTCAAGAGATTCCTGCGGTTCATGCAGCTGCCGTCAACGCAAGACCTAAATGGATTCCTGTAATATGGCCTAGGGATGGTAGACAAGCAGATAAAGGATCGGGAACTCCACTAGCTGATCAGTACAGAACTTTAGGTGTAAATATGCTTAAAGGTGGGGGAAGAACTTGGGGCGGTTGGTTTACAAACCCTCCATCTGATGGTCAGAGAGAAGGGTCTGGTGGAGTTTCACTAGAGGCTGGAATAATGGACATGCTTGAAAGAATGAAAACAGGTAGGTTTAAGATTTTCGATAATCAAAAGGAGATTTTCGCTGAGTTTAGAATGTATCATAGGAAGGAAGGACGGATTGTGCCTTTTAAAGACGACCTAATTTCAGCCGCTAGATATGCTGTAATGTCTCTTAGGCATGCTAGGGTTCATGAGATACAGCCAAGGCAGTACAAAACAGAAAGTGAATTTAATGTATTTGGCTAAAATAAAGAATTAACTATCTTAGGAGGATAGAATGGGTAAGAAATCAAGTCCAGCACAAACTGTACCAATGGCACAGAAGGAAGCTACACCAGACTTAATTGACAGAGAAACAGAGGACTTAAATAGACGTAGTGCAATTAATGCAGTCAGTAGAGAAGTTATGAAAACGTCAACTTTGACAAGAATAAGTGATGATGGTGAGGAAGAGACCGTTAAAGCTCCACAATCTTCATTACTAGCAGAGAGAGATTATTGGGATAAAAAGAAATCACTTCTTTCTAAATGATAGAGGTTGTCATTAATGATGGCAGCCACGTAAGTGATTGGGTAGCTGAACGTGTAAACGCAACAGCATTCGGAGATAGTGTTAATTTTGGGTTTTACAAAGAAGGTAATTTGGTAGGTGGTGTAGTTTTTAGTGAATACCGAGTAGAAGATATTGTGTTTTCTGGTGCTTTTGAAGATAAGGCGTGTTTTACAAAGAAAACAATACGCGACTTCTTTGTGTATCCATTTAAACAATTAAAGTGTCACAGAATAACTGCGTACACAGAAACAGATAACGATAAAGCTAATAAGCTATTGATTAAACTAGGATTTTCCAAAGAAGGAACTATGAGAGAAATCTCTGAACGAGGAAAAGACGCTAATATATATGGTATGCTTAAAAGAGAGTGTACATGGATAGGAGAATAAAATGGGTAAGAAGTCAAAACCAGCAACACCGCCAGAGCCAATAGATTATAAAGAAGAGTCTGCGCAAAGAAGCAAAGAGCAAAAAGCGCAAGTTGCGTCTATAGCTGAAACCAAAACAGAATTACTTACAAAAAAGAAGAGAGGAAGATATTCTTTGTTAAAAACAGGTGGAACAGGCTTAGTTGATGAAGCAAAAACCGCAAAGAAATCACTTCTTGGCTAGGAGAAAAGAATGGCAGCAGAACAGATAATTAAGAGAGTAGAGGCTTTAGATTCACAGAAAACCTCATGGAATTCTCATTGGCAAGAAATTTTAGATTATGTAATGCCTAGAAAGGCAGAAGTATCTATCTCTTATCAGAAAGGCGCTAAAAGAACAGACAAACTGTTTGATTCAACAGCTATACATGCAAATACGCTCTTAGCTGCATCGTTACAAGGAACTCTAACATCAGCTTCATTACCTTGGTTTCATTTAAGAACAGATGACGAGGATATGAATCTTAATAGAGAGGTTCAGGTTTGGTTGGAAGATTGTAGAAACAGGATGTATAAGACGTTCAACTCTAGTAATTTCAATACTGAAGTTCATGAGTTCTATCTGGATATTTGTTCTGTAGGTACTGCATGTATCGAAGCAGAAGAAGTTGATAGTGGAATCGCGTTTAGAACATTGCACATTTCAGAATATTATATATCTGAAGATCATAAAGGTAAGATTGACTCTATCTATCGTAAGTTTGAATACACAGCTAGACAAGCGTACCAAAAGTGGGGTGACGCTCTAGGAAGTAAACTTATAGACGCTTATAAAAACAACCCTGATAAAAAGTTCACATTCATTCATGCGGTAATGCCAAAAGAAGATTATGATGGTGAATATAGTACAAAACTTCCTTATGTCTCTATATATGTATGTAAAACAGACAAAAAGATTGTGCATTCTGGTGGTTATAACGAACTACCTTACTTAGTAACTAGATGGTCTAAAGCTTCTGGTGAAGAGTATGGTAGATCCCCTGCTTATAATGCCTTGCCAGATATTAAAACACTTAATAAAGCAGTAGAGCTAGGTCTTAAAGCGTGGGCGAAAGCAATTGACCCTCCATTATTAGTAGAGGATGATGGTGTTATTGGAAATGTAAGAACAACACCAGGTGGAATTACAGTGGTTCGTAGAGACGGTGCTATTAAAGCATTGGATTCTAGTGCTAGATTTGATGTTTCAGACATGAAAGAGAATGAATTGAGAGGAGCTATTAAGCAGGCTTTCTATTCTGATCAGTTGGAGCTTCAAAGCGGGCCTCAAATGACAGCTACAGAGGTTCAAGTACGTTACGAATTAATGCAAAGGCTTTTAGGCCCTACTCTAGGTAGATTCCAAACAGAGTTTTTGAACCCTCTTATCGAGAGAGTGTTTGCTATCATGCAAAGACAGAATGGATTCCTACCTCCACCAGAAGGTGTTAAAGGTGCGCAGATTGATATTGAATATGTTGGCCCACTAGCAAGGTCTCAAAGAATGGAAGAGGCTGTAGCTGTAGAACGACTATATGAGATGGCAGGTAATCTTGCGCAACTAGCTCCAGAAATTATGGATAACTTAGATCATGATGCTGCAATACGATCAAGAGCTGAGTTACTGGGAGTTCCAAAGAATATTATGAAAGACCCAGATCAAGTTGCAGAAATAAGAGAGCAAAGAATGCAGGAGCAACAACAACAACAAGCTATGGAACAAGCACAACAAGGTGTAGGCATGGCAGGACAAGTTGCACAAATGACAGATAAAATGAATCCTGAAAATGTTGAATCAACAGAAGCTGGAATGCAGAAGATGATGGAGTCTATGCAATAGTGCCTAAGTCAATAGACCAGCTAAGACAGTATTATGCTGATTGCTTTGAAACTAACGAGGGTATTAAAGTCCTTGAAGATTTGAAGTCAGCATACCAAATGCGAGAATCCTATGTAAAGGGAGATTCGTATGAAACCGCGAGGAGAGAAGGAGAAAGATCAGTCTATCTTCGTATTATTAATATGTGTAATACAAAAAAGAGGAATAAACCATGAGTGAAGAAATGGCCACAGAAGTAGCAGATAACGTAGAATCGCCTGTTCTAAGTGATAACCAAGACTGGCGCGATTCATTATCAGATGAGCTAAGAGCAGAACCAACATTACAAAGTATTAAAGATGTTGAGTCCGCAGCAACCACACTTGTACATCAGCAAAAGATGTTAGGAAGTAGAATACCGCTACCTAAAACAGATGAGGAGAGGGAAGAATTGTACAGCAAACTGGGTAGACCAGATAAAGCTGAAGATTACAACGTAACAACACCAGAAGGATATGATCAATATTATCCTGAAGAAACAATGAATGAGTTTAAGGATGCTGGACACAAGTTAGGATTAACACCTGACCAGATGCAAGGTGTGATTGAATGGCAAAAGTCGGCAATTGATTATCAGTTAGGTCAAAATAAGTCAATGGAAGATGCTCAAGGCGTTAGTGCTGAGACTGAACTGAAAGAAGAGTTTGGTGCTAATTATGATAAGACTGTTACTGCTGCACAAAGAGCATTACAGGTATATGGTAATGAGGCGCTTCAGTCTAAACTAGCAGATCCAAGATATGGCAATGACCCTGACCTGATTAGATTACTTGCTGCTGCTGGCAAGGATATTACGGAAGATTCTGCAAGAGGAACTTCTAACAATACTCTTGTAATGAGTCCTATGGATGCACGAATGCAAATTGACGCTATTCAATCTAATTCATCACACCCTTATTGGGATGCTAGAAATACTAAGCATTTAGATGCTGTA